TAACAAACGATTCGCGGATCTTTTTACCCCGGTGATGGCCTCTGCGTAAGATGCGAAGGTGCTATCGATCAATGCAACGATCGAATCTTTGTGGAGTTGATTGAAATTTTTAGTAACCCGCAATTTAACCCCGACATTTTTTAACTGTCGGACAGCATGGTCGGCACCATCTTTGTAAAAGGGGGGGACATTTTTATCTAGGAAGCCTTGAATGTCTTTACCAAGCTCGAGTAAGATTTGATCGATTTGCTTGATTATTGCCTTCCGGTTTTTAACTCCGAAACTAGTGGCGGTGGTTACTTCCGACAGTATTCGGCTTTTGGATTTTGTAAAAAAGCGGGCCAATTCAATTAATTGCTCTTTTTCTACTTCTACGGATTTCGGGTATAAGCTTGACATAATTTACCTCCTACTTTTTCGGAGGTTCATCGTCATCCTCCTTATTGGCAAAGGGGTTTCTTTTTGGATCAAGCGGTGCGGGCATTGATGCTTTATTCTCCTCGTTTATTTGCTTTGCAATGATTTCAGCGGTTTCTTTGTCAACCTGATGTGCTTCCATTATTCCTTGAATTTGGCTTGTTATTCCGGCATCCATTTCCTGTGTTAGTACGGTGGCTGTTTCAACCTCATCACTTGGAAGGCCGTCTTGCCATTTCAATTCAGGTTGTTTGGGTTCACCTTTAAACACTTTCCCTCCGACCGGGGCATTGTGTTTTTTAGATAGCATTTCGGCAACTAAGGCGATTTCTTTAATATTTGGATCATAATAGAGCTTTTTCCTGTTTACCTTGGCAATTGTGCGCATTAGCTTGAATTTAAGGGCCCTTCCGCTGTCGCTTTGACCCTTACCCATACCGAGAACGTCCGGTGAAACCTCTCCGACCATAAACATGAACTCAACTAATTTGTCGATTTGCTTAAGGTTTTCCTTCCTCTCCCTCTCCCATCTCAATAACACGGCCGTCTTTCTTAACTTTTCCATCTTCTCCTATCACACCCTCCGGGACCATTAAGAACGGATCTGTGTGGGTATCGAGAACACCGTCATTCTTTGAAACTCTGTTGTTTATTGCGAAGAAAATAGAATCTAAATCGTGGTAGTCACTATATCCAAAATGTTTGCTCCCGGTTTTCCAGTTAGGGATGTGAATAAGCAAATGCCGATCGATTTTGGTCAATTCAGTCTCTTTAATGTCTAGGTTAATTTCGCTAAAATCAACTTTCTTTTCAAGTTTTGGGCCTTTCATTAGCCATAATTCATTAGTGATTTTTCCAACTTCGTGGATCTCTCGTCTCAGATATTTGTTTTTACCCGACTCGATAACCCAAGCTAATTCTTTAACATCGGGCTCGGCGGAAACATTGAAGCCGTCAACATGAGGGAAATAAATATTTGCCGGGACCTGTTCGATTATAACTGTGTTCTTTTTATCATTTTTTCTTCTTTTCCCGACTCGGAGCTTAAACACCGCGTCACCCTTGGCGGAATTATCTAGTGAATTTTCGTACAACTGAATGTTTAATTTGTTTTCCTTCCACAAATCCTCAAGCCATTGCTGTGTATCTTTTTCCTCAACAAATGGTTTAACCGGCTCTCCAAAAAGCATATCGGCAACGATTCGAGAGATCATTCCGGCGAAGTTTATATATATATATTTTAGTTTGGAGTAGGCGAGGTTAAACTCTTTGTCACTGATTCTTAATTTGAAAGCCTCGAAGTGAGCACCTTCGAATAATTGGAAAAAATAAACGTAGTCAGACAACCTGTCGGCCTGTTTAGTTGTTGGAAATTCCTTTGGAGTATCAAATGTGACTACCGCTTTTTCTTCTTTTTTAGTGGCCATAATTTTAGTATATCACTATCCTAGTGGATTTGTACTTCTCATTCTAGCCTTCTTTTTCTCCGGCTTTAACTCAAAATACATCCTCATCATTAAGGCGTCAGCGTAGTCGGGAGACCTCCCAATCTGCGCTTTTATATCATCTTTGGCGATTATTTTTAATTTCGCATCTTTATCGACATCAACCGCTTTAATTTGTTCCAATTCCTCAATAATTTCATCTTGGATTACTGTACTGTCGGTTTCAATACCTAAAATTCGATCATTTACAGTTTCCGCTAATTCATAATAGCATTGCGCGCGAAGATTTTTATAGTTAATTTTAAATTCAACCTCCCGCTTATCTTTTTCACTTCTCTCATCTATTGGCGTGGCGTTTCCGACAAAGCCTTTGCATTTCAAATGATCCACCACTCCTCCGCCGATTCCATCTTCATCTACAACGATCCTAGACCGTGGAATTTTATGCTTCTGCGACAATACTAATATTTCGGTTTCCAGTGTCGGCATTAATGACACATCATATGTGACAATTTCGATCACTTTCAGACCCTTCCACCGCATTATTACCGCCTTATCCCGACCCTTTCGGGCGACGTCGCAAGTAAGATATTCAATCGCTTCTTTTTCTTCTTCTTCGTCGGAAAAGATTTCATTAGTGAACATATCCACTAAGGCATCATAGACAAATAGCGCCAAATCATCGTCGGCATACTCCCAGTCACCTAAGAGTAGGCGTGCTCTAAGGACCTTATCTTTCAGTTTCTTCAATGCCTCTGTATATCGAGGTGAGATGTGAGGATTGTCTGTTACAAGCGCTCTGATGAAGGCTCTATATGGTTTTAGTTTCCCCGCCTTCCAAGGTTTATAGAATTGCCGATATAAATACCCTTTGTGTGGGTTGCAAGTAAGAAGTAATTTAGGGATTAATCCGAACTCGTCAATTCTGTATCGGAGACGTGTCGCAATAACTTCTTTTGCTCTAGGGGGAACCTCCGACGCTTCCTCAATAAATGCTCCGGTAAACTCAGTTGATCCTAAGCGCTCGTAATCCGGATCTGTCGGCTTATGTGCTAAATCCATTAATATAAATTCACTTCCATGCTTAAAAGTGTCTTTTGGATCGGGACCATTACTAAAAACGATCTTGGATTCTTGGCCCGACACGTATTTATAGTGAACACCGGCACGAAATCCCCACTCACTGAATAAATCGAATAGGGTAACTAATACAGATTGCTTGAGGCGTTTCAATTCTTTTCTTCCAATAAGCCAACGGGACCCGGGGTATGCTTCGGCCATAATAACAAGCCATGCACAGGCTAGCGTTGTTTTACCGCCACCTGCTCCACCTCCGAATAGAATCTCGGTTGTTACGTTATCCCTCAGGGCTCTCCACGCTCTCCCCTGCTTTCGCGTCGGGTTGAACTTTATCTTTGGCCTTTTTTTTCTTTGGTTTTCCATCTTCTATTAAATTCACCTCAATTGTAGGTCGCTCCACAACTTTACCAAAATCTTCTTCTTTGGCCTTCGCTGTCTCGACTCGAGAAACAAAGAACGGTTGAGATGTTCTGTGTTTTTCAGCGACAAATTCTAAAATTCTTATTTCATCTCTTGAGAGGATTTTTTCTTGTTTGATTTTAGTTTTTATTAATGCAACTAAATCATGGAAAGACTCGTTGACGTGCTCTCCAAGAATTGCTTGATATTCGTCTATTTTGTCGGAAAACCACCCTCCTAGCTTGTAATTTTCATACACCGTGTCTTTATGTTTCAATAATCCCGCTCTGTCTAAAGAACCTCTTAAAGTACATCCTCCAACTAAAAAAGGGCGTATTTCATCAAGCCATGTTTGGAGTTGCTCTTTTGTTACTTTGGGCCTCCCCGGTTTTTTCTTTTTCTTTTTCTTTTTTGCCATTTTAAAAATTATAGTCTCTTAACGGGATGGGCAATGGCACCATGCCAGGCATCGATTACCCATCCGGTCAAAAACACATCATCGTACCTTCTTCAATAAAGGCAATCCGCTTCCAACTTCAATTACTCTCATTCCATCCGGCAAATCTACCACAGGTTCAGCGCTTGGGCTGTTCCTTTTCTTTTTACAGAAAAAGTAAATCCTTTGAGTGATAACGCCGTTCCTCAATTGAACGTCTTGCATATGTAAAAAATACGTTTCGTTTTTAGCGTTTAGATAACTATAATGCATTTCTTTCACCCCCTTCCGGCTTGCGCTCAGTAGCGCAGGCTATTTGATTCTTATATTTTTTCATAATAACATCTCCTCCTTCTTCCGGAGGATTTTGACATCTTCTGTTTGCGCAATTACAATTCAAATCACCCGAAAACTCAGTGTTTTTTGACAGATCTTCTTTCATTTTGTGTGTTTATTGTGGTTAAGTTTTTGACTCCTCTTATCTATCCGCTTGTTGTGTTCTTTAATCATATCCGATACACCCTCAGAGTAAGACGTTAAATTTTCAACACCTCTCGCTTTTAAATTTACTATGTTGATAGTAGTCTCATCTTTTATTTTCGTCCCCTCTAAAGCGTCTGATATTTCTTTTTGGAATAGAGAGGTGAGTTGTTTGGTTGTTTTAGTTAAACCATACCTGTGTTCATAGGAATAGCCTTTTGCCACGTCTTTGTGTGCCTCTAAGCAAACATTCCAAAAAGCCTCTTCCAATATCTCCTCCACCTTTTTGGTTAGTTTTTTATTCATAAATGTTCTTTAACATATTCAAACTTGTCTATTTTTAAAAGGACAGATGCTTCATTAATAATACCTTGAACTCTTTTTCTTTCTTCCTCTCTTCCTTTTTGTTTAGCTTTGTTAATTTGTTTTTCGACCCATTTCCAAATCTTGTCAATATCACGAGAATAAAACATTCTGCTTGTAATATTTTTTTCAATTATTTCTTCAAATTCTTTTTTCTTCATATCCTTTATTAGTTTGGTTTAATTCTTCTGTTTTTCGGTGCTGATTTACTTGCGTACTTCCATGTTTTTTCATCTTTATATTTTTTAAAGGTCGCAACAACCTCACCACTTATGCTTCTTATTTGTTTATTTTTTTTATCTATCCACGGCATATTTCTTTTATCTTCCCCATATTCTTTACATCTTTTTAAACTTGTTTAGTTATTTGATGTTTTGCTATACATCTTTTCATTTTGTGTGTTTATTGTGGTTAAGTTTTTGTTGTTTGACTGCTTGCTCTAAACCCGCGACCATTCCATTCATAAAGGTTCGTGTATGACCGCCAATCGTGTTGTTTTTGTGCCACTCGATCTCTTTTTTCAATATATTTATCATTGTACCTCTTTTTAAGAAACTTAAAAAAATCTCATCTGCCAACTTCCACATGGGTCTTTTAAGCTTTGTGCATCTTTTCGCAAACGACACCTGGGTGGGGATCGGAATATAAATAGGTTTTGTAAGAGGCCTTCTACCATTCCTATTATTGGGAGTAATGCCATTCCTTTTTCTTATTTTTGCAATTTCATCTTCGGATGATGTCTTTTCTGGTTTTCTCGTAAATGTATATCCTATATGGCCAGTCACAACCCTATGAGAGCTTAGACGAGCATAAGTCGTTGTTTCAAACTCACATTTCTTACAATAATATGTCCGTATATTTATCACGTCACTCATTTTTTTAGATCCTCCAAAACCTTCTTTACATCTTTTTCAGCTTGAATCATGCACTCTAAAAAGTCCTCGAGATCGGCCTTGTGATCTGTTTGAAGGGTAAATTTCAATGACACTCTCCCCTTCAAATAACCAAAGTCTTGCTTGGGTGTTAAAACAATCTTGATAGGTAGTTTTTCTATTTTTTCATGTTTTTTCTTTTTCTTGTTTTCTGGCATTTTTATCACTTCCTTTCGATTAAACTCTTAGCAGGATGCAGGTACAAAACAACAGGAGTCCTTA